CTTGCGAGCCATGAGCTCGCACAAGGAGGAAAGAAATGACTGATACAGCGATGAGACAGGTAACGAAGGCGGGAGAAGGTTTTATCCGCGTGATGAAGGCAGACAGAGAGCAGCAGCTGCAGCAAGAGGTGAGCTTCCTCGAGGCAGAGAGGGAAGAGAAAGAGGCGACTATCGAAAACCTTCGGGCACGCCTCGAAGCAACCAGAAAGGCGCAGGCAAAGGCCGAGCTCCGGACGCTGATTGTGCTCTGCGCGACACTTGCCGAGCTCAGTGCGATCGCGCTGCTGATCGGCATGAGCCTGTGAGGTGACCGCATGAAAGACATTGCTTTCCGGCTGGGTACACCGTACGCGAACGAATTTGTGCGCTTTGCACGCGCATTCATCGACCAGAAGAACCCGCGCAGCCCGGTGTGCGCGATGGCACACGGCAGGATTGACGGCCGGATACTCTATATGCGTGGCACGGATTGGGTCAGAGCCTTTGAGCTCACATTGCCGCTGCTCTCGGCTTCCGTAGAGCACGGAGAATTTCTCTTAAGACCGCCCGCGGGTCTTTTTGACAAGCGCTCCGCCTACGTAGAGGTGACTGCGGGAGCAGATGCCACGACCTACCGGAGCTTAAACGACAGCATCACGCTGTCGGTCGAGAAGGGCGCTTATCCGAATCTTGACAGCGTTTGGGAGCTCAAACCCGCAAACAAAGCGAGCGAGAAGCTTGAGACCTGCTTTTCTCCGAGCCTTCTCGCAAGCTCATTAAAAGCCTTTGACCAGAAGCTGCCGGTGAAGCTGACCTTTACGACCAATCGCGCGCCGGTCCTGATTGCGCAGGGCAGCGCCAAGGCAATCGTGCTGCCGGTCAGAAATCCGGACAAGGTTGCGACATGAAGCACGTGTGGGATGAGCACCTCAAGGAGCTCGACAAGCTGCTCGAAACGGTCGCAGAGCACCGCGAAATGATTGTGTGCGTCGGGGAGCGGTTCACAGATGCGGATGACGAAGAAGAGCAGGTAGCCGCAAGGCTTGTCAGTCTCTCACTGAAATCGGTGAGAGACGCCTGCGGGGAGTATCTCCGGAATGTGCCGGAGTAAGGAGGACAAATGGACAAGTTAGTATTTTTGGATGATGTGATGAATATCGTCGCAGAGCGAGAGGAGCAGCATGGCTCTCCGAAAGAGATTTTTGATTCCATCGCGATTTTCTGGAGCGACTACCTGTATCGCGCTCATGGCTGCGAGGTGGATCTCTCCGGCATGGATGTGGCGCTCATGATGGTCCAGTTCAAGATCGCGCGGGTTATCGCAAATCCGGGGAAAGCGCTCGACAGCCTCATGGACATTGCGGGCTACGCAGCATGCGCAGCCGAGCTCGGCGGACTGGCCAAGGAGTAAGGCATGGCATTCGGAGAGAAGCTGAAAGTGCTGATGCGCGAGCTCGACCTTACGCAGTCCGAGCTGTCGGCGCTTACCGGAGTCGGGAAATCCTCTATCAGTCAGTACCTCTCCGGTAAAAATGAACCCGCGAAAGAGCGCAAGCGCGAATTTGCACGCGCTCTCGGCGTGCAGGACGACTATTTCGAGCAGTTCGCGCCGATCGCGGCGATAAGGCCGAATGACGCAGTAAATGTACCGGTCGACCTCATCGCGCGGCTCATGGGTAAATCGAAGGCTTTTGTCACACAGGGGCTTCAAGACGGCGTTTTTCCTTGGGGTTACGCCGTGAAGTTAAAGCAATGGAGCTATTTCGTCAGCGCGGTGAAATTCACAGAGCTGACCGGCATTGAAATACCGATGAATAAGGAGGATTAAGCATGAAGATTACAGTCACATTTGATTCCCTCGACGAATTCGAGGCATTTAAGGGCACGGCGGTAGTCGCCCCTCAGAGTGCGCAGAAGCCCGTAGAAGAGCCGGAAACGCCGAAGGCAAAGAAGTCCGCACCGAAGGAAGAAATGCCTTGGAAAGAAGCGCCTACGGAGGCAGAGGCACCGAAGAAAGCAGCAGCGCCTGCAGTCACCGAGGACTTCCGGGTTGAAGTCCGCAAGGCGCTTGCGCAGCTCAACAAAAAGACCGGAGGAAATGAAGCGAAGGAGCTTATTAAAGGCTTTGGCGTCTCCAAGCTCACTGAGGTGAAGCTTGAGGATCTACCGGCGCTTATGGAAAAGGCGCGGGAGGCTCTCAATGCCGAGTAATCACGCGCGGCTCTCGCCGAGCAGCGCTGAGAGGTGGCTTAATTGCCCTGGCTCCGTCGCCCTGG